GGGGTTTGATTAGTTCTCGTAAGGTTTACAATCATGGTCGTGAACAACAAGTCTATGATATTACTGGTGTTGCAAATCTTGACTATCTACAACTCTATCGTAAGTTTACATATACAAACCAAGAAAGTTATGCACTTAATCACATTGCGTTTGTTGAACTTGGTCAGAAGAAGAATGAAAATCCATATGAGACTTTTCAAGATTGGTATACAAAAGATTATCAGTCTTTCCTAGAATATAATATTGTTGACGTTGAACTTGTTGACCGTCTTGAAGATAAGATGAAGTTACTTGAACTCCTATTGACTATGGCTTACGAAGCGAAGGTCAACTATGAAGATGTATTTGGTCAAGTTAAGTATTGGGATGTTCTCATCCACAACTATCTCAAGAACAAAAAGATTGTGATTCCACAGAAGTCTAGTCAATCAAAGTCTGACAAATACGAAGGTGCATATGTTAAAGAACCACAAGTTGGTCAACACAAATGGGTTATGTCTTTTGACTTGAACTCACTATATCCACATTTAATCATGCAATACAATATGTCACCAGAGACACTTGTTACTGGTAACTATCTTAAACTTGCAGATGATAAAACTTATGTCAATGAAATGTTGAGTGAGGTCGATTTAGATATTCCAGATAATACTACTATTACACCAAATGGTGCGTTGTATCGTACAGATAAACATGGTTTTCTACCAGAGATGATGCAAGACATTTACAATGACCGTACCATTTACAAAAAGAAAATGTTGAAAGCGAAACAAGATTACGAAGATACAAAAGACTCCAAGTACCTTAAATATATTAGTCGTTACAACAATATTCAAATGGCTCGAAAGATATCACTCAACTCAGCTTATGGTGCGATTGGTAATCAATACTTTCGATACTATGACCTTGCGATTGCAGAAGGAATTACCACCGCTGGTCAATTGTCCATTCGTTGGATAGAAAAGAAGATAAATCAATATCTAAACAAATTACTGGAAACTACAAATGAAGATTTTGTCATTGCATCAGATACAGATTCGATATATGTTACTTTTGACAAGTTGGTTAATCGTGTGTTTAAAGAAGGAGAAGACGTACAGAAGATTGTCAACTTCTTGGACACTATTGCTCAAGAGAAGATTGAACCTTTTATTGATAAGAGTTATCAGACTCTTGCTACATATGTAAACGCATATGACCAAAAGATGTTTATGAAACGAGAAGTGATTGCAGACAAAGGTATCTGGACTGCAAAGAAAAGATATATCCTAAATGCATGGGATGTTGAAGGTGTTCGTTACCACGAACCACAGTTGAAGATTATGGGTATCGAAGCTGTCAAGTCATCCACGCCTGCACCTTGTCGTGAAAAGATTAAACAAGCACTCAAGATTATCATGTCTGGTGATGAAAAAGAATTGAATGACTTTCTTATTGAGTTTCGTAAAGAGTTTGAAGGTCTTCCACCAGAAGAGATTGCATATCCTCGTTCTGTCAATGGTGTTCGTAAGTTCTATTCAGATAGTTCAATATATCGCAAAGGCACACCAATGCACATCAAGGGAAGTCTTGTTTACAATCATATGATTCGTGAACGCAAACTTACAAAAAAGTATACACTTATTCAAGATGGTGATAAAGTCAAGTATCTTGAGTTGCGTCAGCCCAATCCACTTGGTTGTAATGTAATCACATTCCCATCTAGGTTACCAAAAGAACTTGACATTTTGAAGTATGTAGACTATGATAGTCAATATGAAAAGAGTTTCATTGACCCACTTTCATTTATTACTAACAATATCGGTTGGAAGATTGATAGGTCATTTGGAACACAAACTACACTTGAGGACTTTTTTAATTGAACCAAGAATTATATGACTTACTAAAAAAGTGTGTAGACCACACTGGTCTTCCAGTGATGCAAAAAGAATTATTTCTTAATACTACAGACAAGTATGGTAAAGAAGAGTTTCGTAAGACACTTGCAGAGTTTATTACAAATGAGAAACCACCCTATCCACTTAAAGAATATAATATGGAAAAGGTGGTTGATAACTTTCGTAAGTTACAGAAAGCTGACTTTACCAAATATCTAAGTCAACCAGATAATGTTATGGAAAAGTATGACGATTACAAATATTCATATGATAAGTATGGATTGGGTGTAATTGATGGGCCTTCTACTTTTAATTACTGTGCAGACTCTTTCATGAATGACCTACGAATGTCTTGTGGTTCTTATGGTTTTAAATCTCCAGTACAAAGATGGAATGATGGTGATAATATCTGGGGTGCGTTTGGGCCTATCTGGAGAGGTGTTAATGATAGTAAAAATCTAACACCTAAAACTTATACAATGTCATTTAGACTTGGTACTTATATTGCAACACAGTTCAAACCTATTGTTGCGAAAACAATCTATAATATGACAGATGCAAAAACTGTATTAGATACATCTATGGGTTGGGGTGATAGACTTACTGCGTTCTACGCTTCTAACGCAACTCACTATATCGGTTGTGACCCAAATCCTAATACTTTTGCAAGATACCAGAAGATGATTGACTTCTATGACAAACTTACTGGTGGTAAGAAAACTGTGCAGATGTATAATTGTGGTGCAGAAGATTTACCTTGGGATGAAATTAGTAATGTAGATTGTGCATTTACTTCACCACCATATTTTTCTACAGAAAGATACAATGAAGGTGGTGACAAAGAAGAGCTGCAATCATGGTTCAAGTTTAATGAATATGAGTCTTGGAGAGATAACTTCTATCTTCCAGTATCACAAAACACTTTTGATTCACTAAGTGACACTGGTGTTATGATGATTAATATTTTAGACCCAAAAGTAAAAGGTAAACGATATCGTTCTGGTGATGAACTTGTAGATATGTTACTTCCACATTTCATGGGCCAAGTTGGCATGAGAATAATGCAACGGCCACAGGGCGCTTCAGTATTCAAAGATGAAGATGGTAACTTTGATAAAGATGCCATGGATGAGTTTATGGACAGAACCTATATAGAGAATATATGGTATTTCAGTAAAGATAAAAATAAAGATATCTTTAGACATATCAAAAGAAATACTCTTGAAGGATTTTTTACATGAAACTATTTGAAGACATAAAATATACAGATGAAGAATTACAACCAATTGTAAATTGGTGTGAAACAAACAAAGAATTTTCCCCAGTAGTAACTAAGTTTAATAAAGACAATCAATGGACTGCAATCTCTCTTAGAGGTTATGGTGGTGATACAGCTCAGATTGGTAAGGGTGGTGTTTTAGGAACGGATGTAGATGATGGTTTACAAAACACAATATTATATGATACACTGGAGATGGATAAAATATTAGATAAGATACCAGCAGAAAAAGAAAGAGTCAGATTGATGAAACTTGAAGCTGGTACTATTATCGCAAAACATACAGACAAAGTTGACAAGGATATTAAAACTGGTAAGATAGTAAGACTCCATGTTCCAGTGATTACACATGAAGAAGTTCAAATGACTTCATGGTTGCCTGGTGGTATTGCAGAATTCCATATGAAGAAAGGTTCTTGTTGGTGGTTAGATGTATCATTACCACATAAAGTTGTTAACAAATCTGATATAGATAGAGTGCATTTAGTTATTGACATCTATAATAATGATGATATAAAAGAAAAGTATTTCTCATGAATTATGCAACGATAGACAATTTTGATGAAGTATGGAATATATTTCAAAACAACAAAGAATGGTTTCCTCATGTGAGGACTTCTCATGTTAGAAATAGATTGAGCTGGGGTCAAGTCATCTTACAAGATGGTGTTGTAATTACTCAACAACAATATAAAAGAAATGGTAAGATTGGAAAAGACTCTGACGTAAAAATTGAAAAGGGTGATTATATAATTCATCAGATTATTAATTCAAATCCAAAGAATGGAAATGCTAAAAAAGTTATTGAAGAATACTTTGACCATGTAAAAGAAAATGTTTTCTTAACTGTTCGTTCTGAAAACATACCAGCAAACAAATTCTACAAAAAAGTAGGTATGGAAGATGTTGGTGAGATTAAATGGTCAAAGGGAAAAATGTTAGGCCGTGTTTGGAAATATTCAAAAAAGACTTGACATTTAAAACTCACTAGTATATTATGCTAGTATTAACCAAGTTTTTACATAACTCGTTTACGCCTTTAGCAAATTACGAGTATTGTATAAACATATAAATTAATAGGAGCTCGAAATGAGTAAGAAAAAGAACTCGGCTGTACCGCCGTTTAAACCAATTCAATCACAACCACAATTAACACCACTGAAGAATCTTCTTGATATGAAGGATAGTACTTACATTGATGAGTCATTTATGTCTGAAGGTAGATGGTCTGTAGAGGATGAGAAATCATATGTTCTTAATCTTTTAAGAGGATTGTGTATTACACCATATATTATTGCTGATGCAAAAAGATGTTTAGAATACTGTAAGTCTATTTCAGATGAACAATCTATCAAATACTATGAAGAGGTCATACAGAAGAAAAAGAAAACTAAAATTACTTGTGATAGTAATAACAGACAAACAACTCTTAGAAAATTAAGAGATGGTGATATTCCTTTTCCAAAAGGAACATATACACTTAATACTGCGAATGGCCCTCATGTTTTGAATTTATCTGAGGATACTTACTATGATGATTTACCAGAGGAATCAAAACCATTTGTTGATGCAATCACACTATTAAAAATTACAATTACCGAAGCTACGAGAAAAAATCTTGCAGAAGTTTTTGATGCTGTTAATAGAGGTGTCACTCAAAATGCACAAGAGTTAAGACAATCTTGGTTTTCTAATTTTGCACAACCAATTAGAGATTTGGCTAGAAAGTATCATGATAAATTTCTAGAGTCTGGTCTTACAACTCAAAAAGAAATTAACAGAAGAACGATTGATGAATTTCTTGTAGATTGTGTGCATTTTTATATTTCTGGAACAGAACTAAAATATAATAAAGGTGAGAGAGATAACTACTACAATGAAGATTCAAAAGGAACAAGTTCAGTTGGTCATGTAAAATCAATTTTACATAACATTTGGTTTGCACCAAAAACTGCACCATACAACATTACAAAAAGAACTATTTTTGTTAACTTTATGATGAGAACATTTTTGAGTAAAAATAACTATAAAATTGTAAATCATAAAAAATTTGATGAGTGGTTATATTCAGTTGATTTTAAATGGCAAGATAGTTGTCCACATAAACTAGTATTGGATACTGGTATTAGTTATGAGTATAAATCTGCTGGTAGATTTCATGTTGATTTTATTAAGTGGAACTTTGGTATTTGGTTAAATGAGTTAACAAAGTATATTGAAGAGGAACAAAATATTATTTCTCTTGATGATACTAGACTTGCAACTCCATATCAAAAATTAGAATTGTGGCATATCCAAGATGGTCTTTGTCCAGAAACTAAAACCAAA